CCCGTACGCCGTGCAATCTCGGCTTCGATGTTGTATCGGCCAGTTGATCCCTCTTGAGTGAGTGGGGTCAAGGCCACGCCTTTTCTGTTCTTGGCTTCGTCATAAGCCAGCTTGCCAAGCAAGCCAGCAGCGCCGACAGCGCCCAGTGTTCCCAAGCCGCCTAGTCCGCTGCCGCTGCCGCTGCCGCCGAGAAGACCGCCCAGCCGACCTAAAATACCGCCAGTATTGCCCGTTAAGCTCGCTATGCCGCCTTGACCAGAGATTAAATTTGTAAGTTGAGACCCAACCCCCGTTTGAACGCCCAAGGCGTTAAGTATTTGAGTTGGATTTGTCGCGCCATTCATAATTGCTTGGGCGACAGCAGGAGCCGTCTGAGGATTGGCTTGCAACGCCTGAACTTGCTGTGCTGGGCTTAAACCACTTCCTATACCAAGCACATTCGCAAGACCCTTGCCAGAAGCGGGGCCACCGAAGTAAGTAGAGCCTGCACTTCCTAGCGGCCCACCACCAAGTAACGCTTTCAGTTTAGCTGTGCCAGAAAGACCGCTGAGGCTGGAAAAAGGAGCGGTGAAGCTGCCTGCCGAAGCGCCTCCTGCAATAGATGAAACTCCCGGTATTCCTAAACTGCCAACACCTTTTAAGGCAGTACCCGCTAAGCCGCCAATAGTTTTTGCCACACTTCCCAAACCGACTTTGCCTAGAGCTGTGCCTGCTAATCCACCAATACCGCCAAGTGCCGCACCCAAAGCCGTTCCAACACCGGGGATCAACATGGCGACAGGAGCAACTTTTTTAGCGACTTTCTTAATGCTTTTGAATGTTTTCTTAAACCAGCCAAACTCCTCTAAGCCAGTAACTGGGTTAAGGCTTGCAATACCCGCTCCAACAACGTAAGCCTCTGGGTCTAAATCGAGTTCTTCAAATTTTCTACCCACAGCCGATTCAAACTCAGCGTCTTCAAACGCCTCTGGGGGCAACACCACCTCCCCAACGCGAAGGTGAGCTAACTGGGTGTCACCACCCCTACCTTGCTCAGCAAGCATCATCGCCTGCTCCGCCATCGGAGCTTGATTTGCTACAGCGACGTTTTCAGTCATTCCTTCAAGGATCTCTCTTTCCACTGGATCGTCCGACATATCCCGCTCGCGCAGCAAAGCGCCAATCGCCTGCTCCAAATCTGCACCCGAAGGTGGTTCCATCATCTCCATAGCTGGGTCTGCCATCATTATTTCAGCAGGTAGGTCAACTTCACCCCCCTCTGCGTATTGCTCAACACCCATTGGCATATCATCGCCAATTAAGTTCTGAATTCGACTCTGAAGCATTGCATCCATTACGGTGTACTCACAGTTACAGCCCCAACGCCAGCGGTGATCGCCAGTCCCGTTGGATAAGTTTGATGGCTATATAGGTCTCGAAAAGCGGTGCCGTCAAACGCTTGGTGTATTTGGTTGGTAGTATTGAAGATTATACTACCCGTTGCAAACTGAAGCTGACTGATTTCAGTAGAATTAAAGTGCGGAGAAATCGTAAAGTCTAACGAACCAAGGTTTAGTTCAATGATGCGAACCAATCGGTTAAATGTGCCTGAATCAACTTTTTCGCCAACGGCTGTAGGCAATCGAGTTTCTAACAGCCTACTCATTTAGCGCCTACCGCTTTGCTGTAAATCCAATCTTGTCGAGCCTAATCGCCATTTATAGCCTAGCTGATTACCGCTCACATTGTCATCGTCACTCTCAAACCGCAACACCACTTGTCGCGCTCGGCTTCGCACGTTGTTTTGAGTGCTTGCCTCGGTCACTTGGGTAGTGGAGTCCGTGGTCAAGGATTGATTTGGGAAGTCTCGCCGCTTCAATACGATATTCATTGCTGGCGAGTTGCTGATACCACTCTGCTTGACAAACTTGATGTCGGGAATAATTCGCTTCACGAAGGCAAAGCTTTCACCATCTGAAATGTCTAAGTCTGCTGATTCAATGAACACATCCGACATCGGCTCTGTGTTGTCATCGAAACCAAGTTCGTGATTGTAGAGACAGTTTCCGCTGGAAATGGTGACCGTCGCTATCGGCTGATCCTCAATGCCAGCATCAAGCCATGCATAACGAACAAGACTTCCGATACTCCAATTGTTTTCTTCGTAGTTGTAAATGACGTAACGGCTTATCTCGCCAGTGCCGTCTTCGAGGCTAGGGTAGAAAAACCACATCTCTCCAAATTCACTGTTGATACCCATGTGACACTTGAACGCCTGACCCAAATCTAAGTCTTCAAAAACGTATTCTTGAACGGTACATGGAAGCCTTTGAACTGACCCGGCGTAGAAATAGAAGCCTGTTTTTGAGGCAAAATAAACGCCAGTTGGGGCGTTTGCTACCGCTTTTGGCCCAATCAGTCCAGAGCCTTCGTTGATTAGGTTCACCGCAAAGGTGAGAGGTGGCCCAATAAAGTTCATGCTGTACAGGCTTGTGTCTGTCCAGATCAATACCTCTTGCCGAGACTTCAAGCCGCCGACAATGAACGATCCTGCTGACAATCGCACATCGCCCGCGCTATTAGTCGCCAACGGCTCAAACTCCAGCTCGTCCTCAGACGTGCTGAACGCCACAAGCATGGGATCAATAACGCCCGTCCTAGCGCCTCCTGAAATTGGGTCGCAACCGAGCACAATCAAATGCCTATCGGTTTCACTGGTAATTACCTGCAACCCAACAGTCGGCACCAAGTTTGCGCCAGTGATACCAGACAAAAGCAACGCCCTAACACTGGTGCCGTTGTTTTCGACCCATCGGTAAATGCCAGCGCCACGCACGTTCATGATGAGATTTTCACCAAAGTTGTCGTGCGTCCATATTCTGAGCTGGTTGACTGAAGATACCGCGCTTGCAGAGCCAAACGTGCCTGAACTCCAAGTACCAACACCCCAGCCAGTGCCCTGAACATAGGTATCTAGGCCCACGTTGATCTGATAAGAGCCGTCAACGCCAGAACCGCCGTTGCCTGAGTCGCTGCTGTTTGCCGTGACGGTAGCGCCAGAGGTGTCTTTAGCCGTGATGGTGTAAGTGTTTGTGCCCGTAACCAACAGGATTTGATACTCCTGATTCAGCACATCGGCAGTCACTAAGCCGCCGAGACTGACTGCGCCAGATATCGTCACAAAGTCATTGGTCACAGCCCCGTGGCTGCTGTCAGTGACTGTGACTGTGGATGAACCGTCAGTCGCGGAAAAGGTAATCGAGTTCGTTGACGCTTTCCGTATTGGCGTAACGTCGTAATAAGCGTCACCGTCTTCGACGTAGTATTTGAAGGTGGTGCCTATACCGATGTATTTTGTTGCCGCCAAAGAAATCCAACTATGCAGAGCGCGAGCAACGCCTAGAAAGGTGCTCCCCCCTTTCTTTCGCCAGCCGCCCAGTTTTTCTGCGCGGCCTTTGCGGAATCTGATTAAGTTCCCATCGACCCATCCACCCTTAGATGCGTAATCGGTTTCTTCTTTATTGATTCCTGCCTGAAACTCAATTCTTGAGAGTGGCATTACGCAAGCCGAATAATCGCGCCAGTCGCCGTTGGGCTAGGGAACACCACCGTAAAGTCGCCAGCGGTGCTTGTCTTGTCGCCGCCAAAGTCTATGGTCGCCACAGCTTTGTCGGAGTTTGTGTCGTTGTAAATCATGCACCCTCTCGCAGTCACAGTCGCCGTACCAAAAGTAAGATCAGAGAAGTCGCAAACTGCCGTGGTTCCACTCAACACTGGAGTGATATTCGTCAAAGCATTGCCACCGCTGGTGTAGTTTGTGCCACTGGCTTGACCTGTGGTCGTGAACGCCGTGGTAGCTGCGCCTAGTGTTGCGCTTGAAGTGTACAACGCAAGCTTAAAACTGTTGCCAGATGTGGCTGTAAAATTGTGAGTGCCGACAAGCACTTCCTGCTTAAAAGACGAGCAAATCGCTGAAGTAATAGCCATGTCAAAGCTCCTTTATGATGTTCGCCATATCTTCGTGGCCTTGGGCGCTTAGCTTACCCCTGATTGTGACACGATCAGAGGCGATTGCACTACGCATTCCATTCAATACTACTTCATAAATATACTTTCTAAAAGCAAGGGCTTGTTGTCTCACATGCGGCTCTGCGTTTGCCGAGACCGATACAATCCGATTGGTTATCTGTTCTGCCCAGAACTCAGGGTCGTGGCCCTTGTTGTTTGTGGTCGAAACCATCACATTGCCGATCTCAAAGTTTCCGTTCCCTGACATCATTAGCCCTTATATGGTTCTGGTGAGCGCGGTAGCTCAATGGTTTCTAAGTTGTGCTCTTTCACGATAGCTGGGAGCTTGGAGGAGTCAAAAACCAACCACTCACCCTCATTGTCTGGCATAGCAATCTTGGGGTCAGCTAAGCGATGATAGCCATACAGCCGCTCTTGCAGATCAACATTTTGATCCAGCAAAGACGATCTTGGGCTGACGCCTACCTTAATACCCATGGCTATCATCTTGCAGATCCAGAACTCAAGGCAGGCTCTGCCAGCCTCTGCAAAGTGCAGGTTGTTTTTGTAGCTGAAGTCCATGCCAAACAGATCCACTTCACCCACCCGATTGTAAGCGGCAAAGGCCAGTGAGTAAGCCACTGTGGTATTCATGTAGGCGCAGCGTTGATCTTTGATGACTTCTTCTATCGGAAACTCAACCAGCGCAGGTACTCGATCGTCTAGCTGGCACGTATATATCGGCTTGTCAAAAACAGGCAGAAGCTTACGCATCACATCGGTTTGGTTGCCTGCATCATCGGTATCTAAAAAACGACTGGCAGGATCAAGCATGAACACACGGTCACACTCAAAAACCGACAGGGCCGAGTTGATAACCCAGACCTCATCCCATTCGACACTGTTTTCTTTACCAATAACGTAGTCAATCTGAGAGGCTCCCAGACCGATGATTGCTACTTTTTTGCCCTCAAGCTCTTTGATTGGCTCCAATTAAGTTACCCCTGTACGCAATAAGTCATATCTGAATTCATCGCGGGTATTTCGGCCCTCTGACAGATTCTTCATCCGAGAGATAGCTTCCTTGAACCGCGCTTCAAAATTGGCAATTACGTCAGGAGTTTCTTTGAGGAAAGTAGCGCCCTCAACCAGCGCCCCGTACAGCAGTGCGTCAGGGTGGTCAGTAGAGAGCAGGGTGGTGCCGCTATCCGCACCAGCAGTCAAAGACGCTGGCTTGTGCAGGTAATGCAACTCCACGGTGAAGTTTGCGTTTGGCACAGGGGATAGCTCAAAAGCCGAATCATCAAACAGACTGTAATACTTCGGAGTACCAGTCGTTGTTGAGTCAGGGCTGTACTCTTTCAAGAACGATGGGTGCTTGAAATCCAGATAGATGTATTTGTTGCTGCTGATGACAGCCAAAGAGAACGGTGCAAAAAAATCTGTCGGTGTCGCTAAAAACCGATTTCCAGATGTGGCAGATCCCTGCACGTTTTTGCGCTGCTCTGGTAGCTGCACCATTTTGAAGATGCGGCTCTCAGACTCTTGGATGAAATTATCGAGCTGGCTCGTAAACGTGGTTTCCGATACCTGCAAATAATCTTGCACAGCAGTTTTAAGTGTAGCGAGAGTGAAGCTCATGACGTAGTTACCTCTACTGTGCCGACACTAACAGAAAGTCCAAAAGTTTGCAAAGTTGTACCCAATTTCCCATTGCCTACATTGGTGTACACACTGAAGAAGTTGTTGTCATTTCCGTCAGCGGCTTGGTCTGGTCGAGAAATCTGTAAAGCCTGCGGATCAACAGGCGTTGGCTTAGGCATAAGCTGCGGGTGCTTTGGCGACCACTGGTCAGGCCCAACGAGCAACCCGTTCCAAGTCATTTTCATATCTTTCAAGCGATAACGAAAACCCGTGATATCACAGATTCCATAAGCGCGTTTGTTGGATGCAAAAGCCATTACGCGATGTTGTACCCACGAAGATCGGGAGCCACTCTAAAGGAAGCGCGGTCTTCGTCTTG